TTTATCTAAAAAATCATTTGATTTAAGATACAAAATTGCTCCTAAATTTGATTTAGGTCAAACTGATGCATCTTTAACAAATGGATTATTAGAGATTTTTATACCTTTAGCTGAAGAAGCTAAACCAAAATCAATTAAAATTAAGTAAAAATAATTGCAAAAAAACGTGTCCTAGCAATGTTTTTTTCGTATATTATGGTCCAAACAAATAAATAGTTATATGGCAAGAAAACCAAACTCACTCACACTGATTGAAGATCCTAGCATGGAACCCTTTTTTATTACTAAAGACGAACACTGTTATACAGTTAATAGAAAAATTGTTTCTAATGCTAACCACTTTAGATCAACAGGAAAAAGTAAAACGTATTCTAAAGCACTTACGTTTCATTCTAAATTTGAAGATGCTTTAAAAAGGATAACTGAAGAACAGTTACACGATAAAAAACACTATACTAATCTAAATGGTTTTTTAGATAAGTTTTTAACAATTGAAAATAACATTAAAACATACATAAATGAAAAAGCTTGAAGCATTATTCGATGCGGTTATCGTTAAACCCATAGAAAACGAAGAAACATTATATGGGAATATTATTGTTCCTGATATGGGAAAAGAAAAAAATGAATTCGGAGAAGTTGTCGCCGTTGGAAGTGGTAGATTTACTGTAATGGGTAATCATATCCCTATGCAGATTAAAGTTGGAGATTTAGTTGTACTACCAACTCAGGGATTTACTAAATTACCATTTGATGGGGTTGAATATTATGTTGGACCTGAAAATCAAATATTAGCTAAAGTAGCTAAAACAATCACAGAAGCAATAGCTGAAACTGAATTAACTAAAGAAGACGAACAAAACCTAACAGAATTATAATATGGAAAATAAAATTGAATTTGGTAAACAAGCCAGAACAAACTTAATGAAGGGTATTGATAAACTAGCTGATGCTGTTGTATCAACCTTAGGACCTAATGGAAGGAATGTTGTAATATTTAAAGGAGCAGCTGAAGCACCACAATCAACTAAAGATGGTGTAACTGTAGCAAAATCTATATTATTAGATAACCCATCAGAAGAATTAGGAGTATTATTAATTAAACAAGCAGCCGTTACTACTGGAAATAAAGCTGGAGATGGTACAACTACATCAACTTTATTAGCTAGAGAAATAATAAAATCTGGATTAGCTAGTTTAGATAATGGAGAAAATGCTACTAAGATAAAAAGAGAAATTGACGAAGCTACTAAATTAATAGTAAAAGAACTTCAAAGTAATATATCGGAAGATATATCAGAAGAAGGTCAATTAGAACAAATTGCAACAATATCTGCTAACAACGATTCCGAAACTGGTAAATTAATTGCTCAGGCAATAGATAAAGTAGGATTAGAAGGTGTAGTACATATTGAAGAATCTAAAACAGGAGATACTTATCTTGAAACTGTTGAGGGTATGCAATTCGACCGAGGTTTCAAATCACCATATTTTGTAACCGATAATAATACAATGCAGAGTGTTTTAGATAATCCTGCTGTATTGATATTAAACCAAAAATTAAACTCAGTTAAAGAATTATTACCAATTTTAGAAGCAGTATCCTCACAAGGAAAATCATTATTGATTATTGCTGAAGATATTGATAATGAAGCTTTAGCTACTTTAATTGTAAATAAAATGAGGGGTACAGTTAATGTATGTGCTGTAAAAGCTCCTGATTTTGGGGATAGAAGAACTTTAATTTTAGAAGATATAGCTATCACAACAGGTGGTGTTGTATTTGATAAGAAAAAAGGAATGAAATTAGATAAATTTAGCTGGGATTGGTTTGGAGAAGCTAGAACAGCAACAATAGGAAAAGAAGAAACAACAATAGTAGATGGAAAAGGAGAACTTGAAGCAATTGAAGCACGTATTGAAGAACTACAATCGCAAATCGAGAAAGCGCAAACCCCGTACGAAACAGAACAACTCCAAGGAAGATTGGCAAAGTTCGTCGGAGGAGTAGCTATTATTCATGTAGGTGGTAATACTGAAACTGAAATGAGAGAAAAGAAAGATAGAGTTGATGATGCATTACATGCAACAAAAGCTGCTATTGAAGAAGGAATACTACCAGGAGGTGGAGTTGCTTTATTAAATGCTAGTAAAACTTTAGATAGTTCTAAAAGAGGATATTCGATTGTTAAAAAAGCATGTACTAAACCATTTGAGCAAATATTAATTAATGCTGGTTGGGAAGATAAAGATGCAGCTGCAAAAGGCACATATGAATTATCTTCTGATGATAAATGGAATGGTGTTAATGTAGATGATGGTTCAATAATTGACTTTAAAGAAAATGGAATTATAGATCCAACAAAAGTTACTAGATTAGCCTTAGAAAATGCAGCATCAATTGCTGGTACTGTTTTATTAACTGAATGTACTTTAACACAAGATAAAGGAAGTGTTGAGGAAAGAATGAGAATATTAACAGATGCAACAAAAGGAGAATTAGGTAATGCAGCAAGAACTCATGGAAGTTATTAGGATATTTAAAATAAATTAATTATATTATATATATGAAACAAAACACTCAACCTAAAGTAGAAGTAATAGAAAACGATATTCTTATTGCTCGTAGAGTACCACCAGGAGATAAATGGAGATTAGTTGCAAATGAACCAAGCGGTCCAGTGCATAAATCATTAACAGATACTCTTGAAGCGTACATGACTAAAACTGGATTCAGAGGCGAATATAGATTAGCTCCATTAAAAAGCGAATTATATGCTATATCCAAAACTGAAAAAGAAATTGAACCAATCAAAGAACAGCGTTATTCAATATATGGAGAATACTAATAGTTTACTGAACGAAAAGTACAGACCAATAGTTTTAGATAATTATGTTGGCAATGATAAATTAAAAAAATCAATTGCTAGACAACTTGAACAAAATGATATTCAAAATTATTTATTCTATGGTCCTGCTGGTACAGGAAAAACTACATTAGCCAAATTAATAACTAAAAATCTCGATTGTGATTACATTTATATTAACGCTTCTGACGAGCGTGGGATCGAAACTATTAGGGATAAAGTCTCTGGTTTCGCGTCGGTTGCTTCATTTAAGCCCCTCAAGGTTGTTATCTTGGACGAGGCGGATTTTCTCACGATTCAAGCGCAAGCGTCGCTCAGAAACATAATTGAAACATTTTCTAGAACTACAAGATTTATTTTAACTTGTAATTATATAGAAAGAGTGATTGATCCCTTACAATCAAGGTGTCAAACAATTAAAGTAGTACCTCCTACCAAGAAAGAGGTTGCAGTACATTTAGCTAGTATTTGTGATAAGGAGAGCATCAGTTATGATCCAAATGCCATTGGTAAAATTGTAAATAAGTTCTATCCGGACTTACGTAAAATGCTTAACACTATCCAGTCAAGTAATATTAAGAACAAGCTCACCTTAGATGATTCTTTACTTGTCAGTACTAGTTATTTGTCTGCTATATTAAATGAATTAAAAAAAGACAAACCTAAATTTAATACTATTCGACAAATAATTGCTGACTCAAATGTTGACGATTATGAAGAAGTATTTAGGTTTTTATATGATAATGCTGACGCATATCTTCCTGGTAAATCAGGTACAGCGGCTTTTCTAATTAATGAGCACCAATATAAAGCTAATTTTAGAATAGATAAAGAGATAAACATAATGAGTTTAATTAATAATTTAATAAATAATAAGTAATTTTATGGAAGCACCAAAACAACCAAACATTGATTTAAAATCAACTGAAGGAATGAAAAACGCTGAAGGCGGAAGTATATTCAAATCAGGAGTTATTTTAAGAAAAATTTCTAAATTTGTAGCAGGAACAGATAATGATGCTATAATGCCTATTCCAATTTTTTATGACCCATCAACTAATAAAATATTAGGGGAAGGATTACCATTGGAATTAAGAGATGAACTTAAAGACGAAATAGTATAATGAAAAATATTTTTGATTGGCTTAAACAAATTAATTCAATCAAATCCGACCCAGACTCCTTTTCTGATAAAGATTGGGAGATCTGGAACAGTTATATGGTTCATAGGTTTATGTCTATGAACCCTAACTATTTAGATTTAGTAAATGAGGCACAGCAAATATTACCTCAGAATAAAAAACAAATTTATAATATTTATAGGGAATACATTCCTAAAAATAATAAATGGAATAAGTATATTAAATCAACGTTAAAAAAACGTAATAAACAGTTAGTAGAACATTTAAGTACATACTGGGAATGTTCGCAAACTGAAGTAAGAGATTACTTAAAACTTTTGGATAATGATGAAATTATTCGTATATTGACCAGTATAGGATTTGAAACAAAAGAAATTAAAACCCTAATAAAATGAATATAGAAGTATACAACTTTTTAAAAGCAGAAGCAGAAGCAGATAAAGCTAAAGCACTTGCAAGTATTAAATTATTAACAGCACATCCAGCAGGTATAGGTGATCATTCCACTAAAGATTATTGGGATAATTGTACTGAATCACTTAAATTACTTTCATCAGCACATGAAAGGTTAGAGATGCTAGAAAAATATTTTAATAAAACTGAGTTACTATAAGTGAGTGACTCTGTACACCCAGAAGGTTACGACCCATTAAGTTGGTGGAACCATTTTTGCAAACCACAATTAAATAAAGATAAAGTTATGAGCGACTCAGTGAAAAAATACCATGAAATGGTGAGTGATAAAATTGGTCAAGCAGCTATTGACCAACAAGGTACTAAAGTATCAGAAGCAGTTGAAGTATTTGAAAATGAATATCCAGAATTATCTGAGGAATTTAAAAGAATAACTGAGGAAATGTATGAAATGTTTGCTCGTAAGCATATGGATTATGGTTTAAATAATATTGCTTTAGGTGGTGATATTATAAATAATAAAGATGACAAAAAATTCTCATTAACTGGTTTATGTATTAGACTTACAGATAAAATCTCACGTCTTAAAAATTTACTAATTAATGGGAGATCATTTGTTAAAGGTGAGGGTATGGAAGATACATTTATTGATATTGCCAATTATGGAATAATAGGTCTTTTAGTAGGTCGAGATAAATGGAAAAAATAGTTTGGCTAAAAAAATACCAAGTATTGTTAAGGAGATTAGAAATAATCCACCCTCTGAGATAAATTTTGCATATCAGAAAAATATATCATATTCTCAGATGTCTATCTTTAGGGGTTGCCCTCATAGGTGGAAATTACAATATAAAGATAAAATAAAGAAATTTACCTCATCAATTCATACTGTATTTGGGACAGCTGTTCATGAAGCAATGCAACATTATTTAGATGTAGCATATGAGAAATCATTTGCTGCTGCTGATAGAGAAATTAACATACAAGAATATTTTCAAGAAAAATATATAGGTGAATATCAAACCCAATATAAGAAAAATAAAAATTCCCACTTTTCCGATGCAGCCGAAATGAGAGAATTTTTTGAAGATGGAGTAGCTATATTAGAATGGTTTAAAAAGAAACGTAGTGGATATTTTAGTAAAAAAGGTACATTTTTAGTTGGTTGTGAAATACCAATTATAATTCCACCAAATAAAATGTATAATAACATATTATACATGGGGTATCTAGATGTTGTCACATATAATGAAAGATCAGATACATTTAAAATAATCGACATAAAAACCAGTACTAAAGGATGGAATAAATTTGCTAAAGCAGATGAAGATAAACAATATCAATTATTATTATATAAACAATACTTTTCAGAACAATATGGAATACCATTAGATAAGATTGAAATTGAGTTTATGATATTAAAAAGAAAAGTGTTAGATTGGGATGACGAGAAAATTATGTCACCCCATCAAGCATATAGAGTGCAACAATTCACACCTCCTAGTGGTAAGATTAAATTAGGTAGAGCTAAAAAAGCAGTGAATGATTTTATACAAGAATGTTTTACCTTTGATGGAGGTATTAAAGATAAAATTTATCCAAAAACACCATCAAAATGGACCTGTAATTTTTGTCCATTTAAAGAAGAACAAGAATTATGTGGAGCTGGTTTAGATTTTGCGTAGTTTAGAGAATATTCATATATGTATAGACAAATATAACGTTATTAAAAAATAAAAATTATGTCACAAAGTAAAAAAATGACACTAACAAGTGTTAAAGTCCAAAGCCAGTTATTTGAAAATTTTAAAGTAGAATGTGTGAGACGAAAATTCTCATTCCAAAAACTTGCCGACCGTAGTTTATTTTTGTATCTTACAAACGAAGATTTTAGAAAACAAATTACAAACCAAACCAATATTGAATTATAAAAATTAATGAACATGAATAAAAGTTTTGAACACCTTCCTAAAAATAAAAGGAAGAAATTAGTCCTTATATGTGATGATATTAGAGTACATTCAGGTGTAGCTACAGTTGCTAAAGAAATTGTAACTCATACTTGTGGTCATTTTAATTGGGTAAACATAGGAGGAGCAATTAACCACCCAGATATAGGTAAAATATTAGATCTATCAGAAGAATGTAATAAACATGCTGGTATAGATGATTCTGATGTTAAAATTTATTGTGTAAATGGATACGGTAAAGATGA